TTTGGCTATGCTGAACACTTTGAAATTATGATTGTGAATGACGAGAGCATGCACAAAATTGTTGGAGACTTTGATTTAGTTATACACGATGAGCACCACAGGTTTGGAGCATTCCCAAAGACAGGCACATCTACAAAACTATTTAGAGAAAAGTATGCATCAAAGCCTATGGTTTTCTTGTCAGGGACTCCTTCGCCAGAGAGTTTTTCTCAGATGTATCATCAGTTCTGGGTGTCAACATACTCACCTTGGTATGGATACAAAAACTTCTATAGATGGGCAGATGACTATGTAAATGTTAAGCAGAAGAAGATAAATTCTTTTATGATTAACGATTACTCAGCAGGCATTGAGGAAAAAATAATGGCCGATATATCTAAATATATGGTTACATTTACTCAGCAGCAAGCAGGATTTACATCTAAGATTGAAGAGCAGGTTCTGTATGTCAAAATGAAGCGCAAGACGTATGAATTAGCAGATAAGTTGCTCAAGGATCTTGTAATTGAAGGAAAGGAAGAAGTTATACTTGGCGATACACCCGCCAAGTTGCTACAGAAGATACATCAGTTATATAGTGGTACAGTTAAGTTTGAGTCTGGTAGCTCTATGGTTCTTGACACAACAAAGGCTGAGTTCATTAAGGAACGATTTGCAGGAAAGAAGATAGGTATATTCTATGTATTCAAAGCGGAATTAGATGCATTGAAACAGGTTTACGCTGACAATCTTACTACAGACCTTGATGAATTTAATGCTACAGATAAGGTCATAGCCTTACAAATTGTATCTGGTCGTGAGGGTATATCCTTAAAGAATGCTGAGTATCTTGTATTCTATAACATCCAGCACAGTGCTGTGTCTTATTGGCAGGCACGAGATAGACTTACTACAATCAATAGACTTAATAATAAAGTATACTGGATATTTTCAGAAAATGGAATAGAAGAAAAAATATATAAAATAGTAAAAAGCAAAATGAAATACACTATTAATATATTTAAAAAAGATTATTGCATAAAAAGTTAATATTTGTATATTTGTATTGTAGAGTCGAGGCTACAATGTAAAATATTAAACAAACACCCATTTGCTGAGTACGGACCTCGACCCTGAAAGGCAGATGGGTTTTTTATTATGGTAGGAATATATAAAATCACAAATCCAAATGGAAAAATATATATTGGTCAATCTATAGATATATCTAAAAGGATTCAAAGTTATAGATATTCATCTACATCAAAACAAACAAAGTTATATAGATCAATATTAAAATATGGTATTGACAATCATATTTTTGACATTGTTGAAGAATGTAGTATCTGTAAGTTAAATGAAAGGGAAAGATATTGGCAAGAACATTATAATGTAATTGGACCAAATGGTCTTAATTGTAATCTTCAAGGATATGCAGGTAAAAGTGGAAAATTGTCAGATCAAACTATAGATAAAATAAAGAAAAATAGAAAAGGAATAACTTCAAAATATAAGAATCCTGAACTAAGAATACTTAAAATAAGTAAATCATTGACTGGTAAAAAATTATCTGATGCACATAAAATGTCTATATCAATATCAAATACAGGTAAAAAACAATCTAAAGAAGTATTAATTAAAAGATCAAAAGCTATGACTGGATATAAATTTGGTGAGCTTTTTAGTTTAAAAATGAGCAGTATTCAAAATGGAGAAAACAATAGCAATGCCAAAATTTTATTAAATATAGAAACTGGTATTTTTTATGGAACGGTAAAAGAAGCAGCTGAGAGTATCGGCTGGACAGCAAATAGGATGAGTCAAGTATACAGTTAACATATTTAAGAAAGATTATGAAGTATTGGTTCATTAGAATGTATTACAGGTTCGCTGGTGATTTGAAGTACAATAATCAACTTAAAGAAAGAAGCTATAAAGCTGGACATACTATGTGGTGGGCTTTAGAAAAAAGTACTAATACTACTTTCTTTTACGTATACATGGGTAATGGTTATTTTATAATAACTAAATAACGATAAGCGTATAGACGCAGTTTTTAGGCATACAAAAAATTAAATTAATAAATATGACAAAACCAATTTACAAGAAGTACTCCATTTTCTACGATGGAACGCACAGAGAAGATATTTCTACAACATCTAAACAGAATGTAAGAGAATATGTCAAAGACCATTACATAACGTATTTGAAAACAGAAAACGGAATAATATCTGAACATTTTTATAGGCTTAAAAATTTCGAAGTAAGATTGATAGAGCCTAAAAATTGAGTTTATACGCTGTTATAAGAACCTTGGATGTGGGCGTAATTTCTTATAACGGTCGTGCAGGCGGTCGTTTTAATGCCGCTTGCACTTTGTTATAAATTTAAAATATATATTATGAGATTTTTAAAAACTTATTTTTCTCCATTCAAACCATTAAAAATGAAGTGGTATATTGGAAAGATTGCAATTGGAACGCCATATTTTTATCCAAGAAGGACCATAAGAGATAAAGAAAAACCTGGATATTTAAAATTCGTTCCTAAAAAAATCGGTTTTGATTTCGTTGATTTAGGATGGAAAACAAAATGGACACCTACAGACTACCGATTTGAATGGAGTCCAGTATGGTCTTTTGTATTTTTTAAATGGCAGATAGCAGTTACATTTATAGCTCCAGAAATGTATCACTACTGGGAATGCTGGTTATATTATGAAAACAATACAGATAAGTCTGCTCCTACATGGGAAAGGTTAACACAAGCTAGAGATAGATTTCCTTGTGTATGGATTAGGAATGTAGATGGCGTAGAGAAAAACGTCTGTTACTGGGATGAAATTTTAAAGGATAAATGGTTATAATAAATTTCACCTATGCTAGAAGGAAAGATACAGTCAAAGCTAATTAAAGACTTAGAGTCAAAAGGATACTACGTCCTAAAGTTATCTGTAACAAACAAGCCAGGCATACCAGACCTCATTGCAATACCTAAAGATTGCAGCGCAGAGTTCTATGAAGTTAAGCAGAAAGGTAAGAAGCCAAGGCCGTTACAAGAGTACAGAATAAAAGAATTAACAAATCACGGTTTAAAAGTTTTTGTTTATGACGGCAGTTTATATAGCAGACATAGAGATGAGAGCTGTTCCGATAAAGAAGAACTCTAGGCTCCAACCAATTGTTGTAAGAAAAGAGAAGTACCCACTTCTATTGGACGAGAATCATAACATTGTCCAGGAATGTTTTAAAAGAGTATCAAAGACCTTATTAAAGGATAAGGCATCAAATTACGATAGATATAGAGTAACTATAAGTCTATCAAATGTTAAATTTAGTACTAAAGTTTATGGAAGCTGATAAATTAATTAAAGCGAGAGCCTACTTTGAGAAGGCAAAAGGAAACAGAATGGGTCTTTACATGCTAAATAGGTACAAAGAGAACAAGGAGATATCTAAGTTAATATCAGAGAACATGGATAAGTGGATTGAAGACATGGTGTACCCTATATCTGTTCATACAAATAATAGTACTAAATATGTCCTAGATGAGAACCCGTTGTTTAAATCTAATAAGTCAAGAAATGTATCTATCAAACAAGATGACATTTGGGATTCTATACTAGATGCTATAGATTTGGATATGTAATATATAGTTCATACATTTGGCCGCATGAATAATCACATGCAATACGTCAACTCGACAATGAATGAGATAAATAACTTATGTTCAGAGCTGTATGAGGCTTTGGCAGATAAGGATGTCGAGGAAATCAAGGATATAATACGTAAATTAAATAAGGTACTTAGAGACGTACACAAATCTAATCATGAAGACATATAAAAAGTTAGCACTTGATTTATACGAATCTGGTATAAAGAACAAGACGGAGATAATGCGTAAGGTTGCTAAAGAGTTAAACGTAGAGGAATCTACATCCTTAAGACTTAAAATCTCAAGATACTTAAATAAGAACCTAAACAAAGGAATATTTGATGAGTGTGAAAAAGTAGGCATTGACCCTGAACTAGTTAAGCACTACTGGTATAAAGGAAAGCACTACTCTATTAATGTAAAGGGTGAATTGAATGAGGGTGGCAATATAGATTTTGATAGAATAATATTAGATTGCCTTAAAGACATTAAACCAGTTATAAAGAAACCTCACAATTCTAAAGATGAAGTTTTTGATAGACTTATTTGGACCGATGTTCATGTAGGTATGGATGCAAGTAGAGGAGGATTGGCTCTTTATCCTGTAGAATGGAATGCAGAAATATTATTTTCTAGAATAAGAGAAATGGCTGATTTTGTCATTAAAAATAAATCAGGAGATACACTTGTAATAGATGAACTTGGCGACTTTATGGATGGATGGGATGGAGAGACTACAAGAAAAGGTCATAAATTGCCTCAAAACATGACAAATGAGCAAGCATTCGATACTGGTTTAAAGGCTAAACTTCTTTTAATTGGACTTCTCAATGAATCTTATGAATACATATATTGCAACAATATATGTGAAGATAATCACGCTGGTTCATTTGGATATGTAGTTAATTCAGCTTTTAAACAGGTGGTGGATCATAAATTCACAAATGTTGATGTTGTTAATCATCAACGATTTATAAATCACTACATAATTGGAAATCATGGTTTTGTAATAACACATGGTAAAGATTCAAGAAATCTTAAGTTTGGTTTTAAGCCAGTTCTTGATCCAAGAACTTCTGAAAAGATATCTCAGTACATAAGGCATAATACTGATCTTAGATATGTTGAAAACATAGAATTCAGCAAAGGAGATTCACATCAATGTTTATTTGATATGTGCACATCTGATGAATTTGATTATTTTAATTATCCAGCATTTAGCCCTTCTTCAGAGTGGGTTCAAACTAATTTTAAGAAAGGAAGGTCTGGATTTGTAATGCAGAATATATCAAAAAACACATCTCAAAAAATAACAAAGACTTACTTCTTTAATTAGAAATGATTAAATGTGTTATATACAAGATTACTTCTCCATCCAATAAAGTCTATATTGGTCAGAGCAGAAATGTAGATAAAAGATTTAAACAATATAAAAGTATGAGATGTAATACACAAAAAGTATTACTTAATTCATTGAAAAAATATGGAGTAGATAATCATGCATTTGAGATTATAGAAGAGTGTGCTTTTGAAGATTTAAATATTAGGGAAAGATACTGGCAAGAATATTATAATTCATTAGCCCCAAACGGATTAAATTCTATATTAACAGAATATGATAATATTCCTAGAGTTGTATCAAAATCAACTTCAATTAAGTTGTCTGAATCTAAACTTGGAAACAAAAATCCTATGTATGGTACAAAAAAGACTGATGCTCAAAAAGAGTATTTATCATTAAAATTTAAAGGAAGAGTTTTTACAGATGAATGGAAGGCTAAAATATTAGCATCAAAAATAAAATCTGGCAAGCATAAACATGGAAAGCCAATGTCAGAAGAAACAAAACAAATGTTAAAACTTGCTCTAATAGAAAAATTTTCTGGATTTAATAATACAAGATCAAGGATAGTTCTTGATGTAGAAACTGGAGTATTCTATTATAATGTTAAAGATGCGTCTTTATACAACAATATAAATGTAAATAATTTAAGAGCTATGCTTAAAGGTAGAATTAAAAACAAAACTAAATTTATATTTGCATAAAACCCCTAGCTTTCACTAGGGGTCTTTTTATTTTAACTT